TCGGCGGACAAGCTGGCGGAAAGCGTTGAATCGGTTGTGTCCCGATGGGATGCACGGAGGGCGACCGAATTTGCCCGGGAGGTGGTGCGATAATGGACCGAGAGTACAGAGCATGTGCCGAGATCGAACTTCGGTCAGAGGCGGATGGCAAGGTCACGCTGCGGGGATACGCAGCAGTCTTCAATTCACTGTCTCAAGACCTCGGCGGTTTCACGGAGATCATCCGGCCCGGGGCGTTTACCCGGACGCTGGCAAGTGGTGCCGATGTGCGGCTGCTTGTCAATCACGAGGGCACCCCGCTGGCCCGCACCAAGTCCGGCACCTTGCGACTCGCGGAGGATCAACGCGGCTTGAGGATGGAGGCGGACCTTGACCCGAGCGACCCCGACGTCCAGGCCTTGGTCCCCAAGATCCGCCGGGGCGACATGGACCAGATGAGTTTCGGGTTCACGACGAAGAACGACATCTGGCGACAGGAAGGCGAACGGCAGATCCGCGAGCTGCACAACGTGGAGTTGTTCGACGTGAGCGCGGTGACGTACCCCGCCTATCAGGCTACCGAGATGGCGTTGCGTTCGCTGGCCAAAGCCAGGGCGTTGCAAGGGATGCCGTTCGATCTGGCCCAGCGGAAAATCCAGTTGGCCAAACTCAAGACGTATTGACAGTCTGGAGCAAATCAGTACGATTTAATCCAGATTGATGCTGCCGGAAGAAACTTCCCAGCCCGTTGGCATGGTGTTGATTCCGCGAGACATCCGCAATTGCCGTTGCAGGCGTGGATTGTCAGCAGGTGTTCGCACTTGCCGACGGTTCACGCCTGATGTGTTATCTGGTGGTCGTCGGCCAAAACGGAGACGACATTATGGATCTGCAAAAGGCGGCCGACGCGGCCCGCGAATTGCGTTCTGCCAAGCTGGCGGAAGCGGAAGGGGTGTTGCTGGCCGCGGCGACCGGTGGCGAGGGCGGGAAGTCTCGGCCCCTCACTGACGATGAGACGCGGCGATACGAGGGGCTGTTGGAAGAGGCGTCCAAGGCTGGGGCTGAGGAAGCCCGGTTTGCCAAGCTGATTGCCGAGAAGGCGGCCTTGGCTGCCAGCGAAGGGCGGCGCAGTGCTCCCACTCCTGCCCCTGGGATTGTGGCCCCGGCCCCCAAGGCTGAGATCCGGACGCTGCGGCGGTTCGGTGCGTTGCGTTCGTTCCGTGGTGCCAACGCGCAGGACAATGCTTACGCGGCTGGTCAATGGTGCCTTGCCATCCTCGGCGGGGACCAGCGGGCGGCCCAATGGTGTGCCGATAACGGGATCGAGACCCGAGCCCTGCAGACCACGTCGAATAACCTCGGCGGGTTCCTTGTCCCCGAGCAGATGGAAACCGCGATCATCGATCTGCGGGAGGAACGCGGGGTTGCCCGTCGGGTGCTGCGGATTCGTCCAATGGCCTCCGATACCCTCATTGTCCCGCGTCGGCAGTCAGGAGTCACCGCGTATTTTGTCAGCGAGAATGCCGAGATCACGGCCAGCGACAAGGGGTGGGATACCGTGTCGCTGACGGCCCGCAAGCTGGCTGTCTTGACCAAGTACAGCAGCGAACTCAATGAGGACTCGGTCATCTCGATTGCCGACGATCTGGCGCAAGAGATCGCCTATGCATTCGCCGACAAGGAGGACGAGTGCTTGTTCAACGGCGACGGCACCAGCACTTACGGCGGGATCGTCGGCCTGAAGAACGCCCTGGGCGACGGCAGCGAAGTCACTGCCATCACGGGCAACACCGCATTTTCGACTCTCGACCTTGAGGACTTCGGAGCCATGGTTGGGAAGTTGCCTCAGTATGCCGAGCGCGGGGCGCGGTGGTACATCTCGAAGGTTGGTTGGGCAAGCTCAATGCAGCGTCTTGCGGAAGCTGCTGGCGGTAACACGGTGGCCCAGATCGCTGGCGGTGCGCCACTGCAGTTTTTGGGCTACCCGGTGGAAATTGTGCAGGTCATGAACTCCACGACCACGGCCCAGACGTCGACCGATGGGCTGGTGTACCTCGGCAATCTCGACCTTGCGGCTTCGATGGGTTCGCGGCGTGGCATCTCGATTGCCGTGGATGGAAGCCGCTACTTCGAATTCGATCAACTCGCGATCCGTGGCACTGAGCGCTTTGACATCAACGTGCATGAGCGGGGAACCAGCAGCGTTGCCGGTCCGGTGATCATGCTGAAGACCCCCGGATCGTAAGGAGAGCCACACATGATCAACGGACAGAATACGCGATTCCAGTCGATCACGCCCCCGGCCGCGATCGTCAACAACAACAGTTACACCACGAGCAGCATCGACACTGCCGGGTATGACTACCTCGAAGTCTTTGTCTTCCTGGGTGCTACAGATATCGCCATGACGGCACTGAAGCTCCAGGAGTCGGACACGGACGGCAGCTATGCTGACGTTACCGGTCTGGTCTATGGCACCTCGGTGAGCATCGCGGGCACCACGGCGGCCTTGCCGACGGCGACCGACGACAACAAGTGCTTCAAGTTCGAGGTGGACCTTCGCGGACGGAAGCGATACTTCGACCTCGTGGCCACTGCTGGCAGCGGTTCGACTGGGACATTCCTCACTGCGTTCGCGCTGCTGTCGCGGGCGAAGGACACGCCAGTCACTGCGGCCGAGCGCAACCTGGGGAACGTCGTGAGGCTGCCCACCTAATGCGCGTGGAACTCCTCACAGCGTGGAATGGATTCCGGGCGGGTAAGACAATCGATCCGCCTGATGGGGTGGCCAACCTCCTCGTCAGGCGGAAGATTGCCAAGCCTGCCTTGGAAGAAATCGAACAGGCGACGGCAGTCCCTCATTACGAGCGGGCAGTCCGTCGCCAGAACAGAGGGCGATAGGCCATGCCGTGGAACCGTGCGAGACCGTTGGAGTCGATGCAGAGCGTTCGCTCCTCTGTGCGCGTGAGCGCACAGCCAACGGTCGAGCCGGTCAGCGTGGCAGAACTCAAAGAACACGGCAGGATTGACCACGGCCACGAAGACGAGCGGCTTGCGGGTCTGATCAAGACGGCCCGGGTGATGCTGGAGAAGGACACGCGGCGCAAACTCTGCACGCAGACCGTCGTCCTCAATCTAGACTACCTGCCGACGTACATTGTCCCTGAGGTGTTGCCGATCCAAAGCATCACTTCCATCCAGTACTACGACGCCAACAACACACTCCAGACGCTGGCCTCGTCGACCTACGAGGCGGATCTGTACGCGGAGCCGATCTTGATTCGGCCTGCATTTGGGCAGGTCTGGCCTACGACATACGGCCGGTTCAACGCTGTTGCGGTCACCATGCAGGCGGGATACGGCGCTGCCTCGGCCGTACCGGAGGACGCGAAGCAGGCGATTCTCCTTCTGGCTAGTCACTGGGTCGAGAACCGGGAGGCTGTGCTGTCTGGCACCATCTCGAAGGAGATCGAACTCTCTTACACCGCCCTCACTGATCGGCTGAAATGGGGGAACTACGCATGAGGGCAGGCAAACTCTCAAAGCGGGTCGAGGTGCAACGGCTGTCTGCCTCGGTCAACAGTGCAGGCCAGATCGACGAGACGACGGCGGGGAACTGGGTCACCTTCGCTGTGCGATGGTGCGAGATGGTGACTCGTGGCAGCCGGGAGTTCTTTCGTGGTGTCGAAGTGGCTGCAGACATCACGCATCAGATCACGATGCGAGCGGACCCGCAGAGCAAGGCGTTCACGGTCAAGCAGCGGCTGAAGATGGGGGATCGGCTGTTTAACATCAGCGGCCCACCTCTGGATGTGGACGAGGGAGACGAGATGGTCAGGTTTCCTGCCGTGGAGGTGGCGCAGGATGGCTGAACCGACACGAGCCCAGAAGATCGCCGGACGCAAGGCAAAGGCGGCCAAAACGCTGGTCGGCCTGAAGGCGACTACCTTCAGGCTGACGGGTGATAAGCAACTGCTGAGGACATTGAACAGCGTCCGCGACTCTGTGGCCCGTGGTGCGATGAAGACCGCGATTACCAAAGCGGCCCGGCTGTTGGCGAAGGAGATGAGAAACGCGGTCCCGGTGCCTTACAAGGGAAGCAAGGTTCTGTTTGGATCGCGGATGCAGCGGGCAAAGTCCGGGGAATTTGCTGCCAAGGCCGGGGCGGGTGTGGGCAACACTGCCAAGAAGAAAGCCAAGCGAGGCAAGGGGAAACAAAAGGGCGTCGGGATCAGCGGGGCAAACATTCACTGGATGGTGTTGGGAACCAAGTTTCGTCGCGTGAAGAGGACCAAAATGTATCGCGGCGGGAAGCTGGTTGAGGTGACGAACTGGCCCACCGGGTCAATGCCGTCGATCCTCGGAAGGGTAGTCAAGCAAGGATTTGCGGCTGGTCAGTCAAAAGCAGCCGCACTGATCCGCGATGAGATCCGAGCCAAGTTGGCAAAGGTGGTGCCGAGTGGCAATTGAAATCGGACTCCGCACACTGCTGCTATCGCAAGCATCAATCACGGCGTTGGCCCCGTCGCAGACTGTCGGCGGTGTGGTGTTTGACGCGGTGTTTTTGGACAACCCGGCTGAAGGCGTGAAGCCCCCGTACATCATCATCACGCAGACCGGCCACGACCCGTACAAGCGACTCGACGGAACGGGCGGGACACTGCGAAAAACAGAGCTGGACATCGATTGTTACGCGAGCAATCGGCCCGCATCGATCACGCTGGCGGGTGCCGTTGAGGCGTTCCTCCGCGACTACGTGGGGGCGGCCGGAGTGTCGGACACAATCAACGCGGTCCTCTGGGAAAATGCACGGGATGACGTGATCCTGACCGGTGACGGCCGAGATCAACGCCACTACGTGCGAAGTCTTCAGTTCTCGATTCAGCACACTTAGGAGGTGCATTCATGGCGATTGTGAAGTGCAAGGGAACGAAACTCCAACACACGGTCAGCGCGTCGCTAGTCGACATCGCGCAGATCCTCAGCATCGAGCATAGCGGGAGCGGGTCGGAAACCTTCGAGTCGACGACGCTGGACGGTGGCACCTACAAAACGTTCGCTCCGACCGGGTATTCAAACCCGGGCCAAGTGTCGGCGGAGATCTTCTACGACCCGGCGTTGGTCGGTCACCAGGCCATTACCGATCTGATCGCCACCCCGGCTACAAACGCGATGAAGTTGATCTACGCTGACACTGCGGCGACCAACCAATCGTTTACCTCGGCCGGTGTCGAGTTCGGGGCAACCGTCGCGATGGATGACGGCTTGAAAGGCAGCATCACCTACACCGTCAGCGGCGATCCGGGGTGGCCTACCTAATGCAAGCCAAGATCATTCGAGAAGACATCGAGATCAGCCCCTCGGCTGTGCTGTCTGAGGACGAACAGGCCCAGACTGTCATGGTTGACACGTGGCGGAATGGACGGATGGAGCCGGTCCAGTTCTGGCGACTCGGGGCGATCGTGTCGCGGCCCGATGCGTACATGCTGGTCCGAATGGGAGTGGCCGAGCCGGAAGACGAGGAATGTCTTCAGCGGGCGGCGATGACTCCAGAGCAGGCCCGGGAGGCACAACACGCGGCCCGCAGGGTGACGGCCGGGATCAGCCCGGAAGACTTTCCCCTTTACGACGCGGGAATCATCACCGGATACAACCCCGACGGCAGTTACGTCCCCGGCCCTAACTGGGACCAGATGCCGCAAGACGAAGAAGACGAGGATGACGAGTGAGCCGAAAAGCATTGCTGAAGCGTGTCCCCAAGCGCGTTGAGATCAACGGCGAACCGGTGTTCGTCCGGAGTCTCACGCTGCGGGAAGCGATGCGGTTCGACGAACTCGCCAAGAGCGACGAGACAGGGAGCTTGCACTACCTGGTGCAGGCTGCCGTTGTTGACGAGGCGGGCAACTCATTGTTCGCTGAGAACGATTCTGAGATTGACGACATCCCTGTTGACGTGCTGCGGCAGATCGGGGAGGCAGTCCAGAAAGTTTCGGCGGCTGGCAACGTGGAG